ACCAGTAGGTCCTGTGTCACCAGTAGGTCCCGTGCCACCAGTAGGTCCTGTATTTCCAGTGGGTCCCGTTGGGATTATAAATGGTGGACTAGGTGGTAATGTAGGTCCAATAGAACTGGGATTTAATGCAGTTCCATGTAAAATTTCATGGGAGTCAAATTCATTTTCTTTTGACATATTTCACCTCCAGTATATTAACTCTTTATTAATAAATGCCAAAGAGGGATGGGATATGAAAATAACTGATTAATAAAGCATGTCCAACTGATGCTAAAAAGAATATCTAATAAAAGCGTTAATTGAAAACAAAAAAAGAGCGTACAAATGAGTAGGCTCTTAAAAAGATAGGTTTTATGAGTATTAGATTACCATATACTTTATGTTTCTTTTGCATAATCGTGTAAACAAAATTAAATAAAGGAGCACATTTTAAAATGTGCTCCTTTAAAAGGTGACAGCTTACAAGGCCTAATTTGTAAGCTGAATACATGTGCAGCCAATATTAATATATGTATTTTCTTATGAAGTGTGAAAAGAGAGCACTTTTTCATAGTGCTCTTTGTAAGGAGGTTACTATAAGTGAAAAGTTTCCATATCAATACTATATGCTTGTTTTATCAAAAGGTGAAAATTTTTATAAGAATGTTATTTCATAGTAAAAAATCTAAGAGCACGCAGATAACAATGCTCTTAGATTAGAAAGGTAGATTTCTATGCCTGGAGGGTCTCCATACAATAACATATGCTTGTCCGGTTTAAATGTGAAAGGATTTAACAAAATAGTTATCTTGTAATCAAAAATAAAATAACCCGCTAGTTATAACGGGTTATTTACACAAGTGATGCAAGAAATTCGAGGTGACTGGACGAGAGTACTCTGTGGAATCCCTTGCAATAATAATGTATTCAAAGGGATCAAAAAGGTTAATGGAAATTAAACAAAAATACTTATTTAAATAAAAAGAGCGCTTTTAAAAGCGCTCGATGACCAAGATGTATATTGAAAAAAGGTTCACATCATCTTGTATGTATGTTTTTAATGGTGGTGTAATTTTGAAATAAGATCGTTATTTAAATAAAAGAAACCCCGATTTTATGTGGGGTTTCTAAGGGTAATTGTCAAGTAATGACGTACTCGACTAATTAACAATATCATGAATTTTTTGGTAAAAATACTGGTAAATGTGTCCAAATGAGTAAGTCATCATTTTGAACAAAAACGCTATTTGATACTAAAAATTAACATTGAAAAGAGCACTATGAATAAGTGCTCTTTTCAAGAGTGAGTATAAATTCCTATCATTCTATATTAGTATATGCTGACAGTAATAAATTGTGAAAAAACTGGACAAAATTGTATTTGATAAAAATATAACTAAGTTACAATAAATTCCACGATAATTGGAGTTGCTCCATCAAGTACATCTCCACCAGGGATGGTAATAGAAGAAGGACCAACAGTGATAGTTGAAGTATCAGCAGTTTGAAGAACGCCATTAATGTAGAGATTGTAATAAGCGTAAGCAGCTGGAAATGCTGTATTTGTTCCAGTATCATTTGTGAAAGCTGTTGCAACAATTGCAAATGTAGCACCAGTACCCGTTCCAGAGGATGCTACGCCGGTGAATTTTCTACCAGCAACAAAAGGGTGAACGATAGCCATTGAAATTCGCTCCTTTCTAAAATTAACTTGGACAAATTTCTAGAAAGCTTGGTCCTGTATTATATTTTATGATTTACTTTTCAAAAAGAAAACGGCTTGTGTATTAGTAAATAAGCGGAATTTTCATAAGTATATATATATGCTTATTGAGAATTATTGATTTTAGTTTGTTTTATGGTGAAGGGATTAGTAGGGTTTTTGCATAAAAATTTCATTTTAATATAAAGAAGAATTATTAAATAACTTAGGCAGACAAGTTATTTAATAAACTGTCCGCCAAGTGAATGAACAATTATCTGAGCTATATAAGCCCAATTTAGTATGGATGGAATTGTAAAAAATTATGCATGAAACAGGTAATTTATTTTATAGAAAACCTTTAAATGAAAAAGAGCAGTTAGCTTTTGCTAACCGCTCGGCTCTCGACCAAGAAAGCTAGAGTGGGAGAAATCGACTTTTTAAAGTCTTGTCTATAGTGTTAGGCAATGTTTAGAATTTTATTCACTTAAAACATAAAAAGAGCAGCCAGCAAAATCTAACTGCTCTCCTAAAGAAACATTAAGAAGGAAGTTCAATCATTAAGTGTAGTTATAGTATGGATAAGGTTCAGGAATTTATTCAGAGAGGAATGGATATGAAATACTTTGGGTTTGATAAACATGGATATTGGGCAATGGTTGCAGCAGAGGATGGAGAGAAAGCCGCCGAGGTTTATTTAGGAGAATGGCTAATTTAAAGAAACGAAAAACAAGAAAAGCCATTGCTCGGCGCACAAAGGCTTTTGAAAAATATAGAGTTGAAAAGGCTTGGCGGAATATTCTTGTACAGGCTGGTATTTTAAAGTGAAGAGAAACCAAATATAGTCCGGCTAGAAAACTAGAGGACACCAATTCGTTAAAGCAGCAATTCAAGCTGTTTTAGGAATAGGTGTCCTTTTTACTTTGAAAAGGGAGATGGAGAAATGAAGGTGTTAAAGGATCAGTTACGTGAATGGAAAAAGCAATCCAAGCAAGGAAAGAAGAAAAATAAGAAAAAACAAAAAGAAAAATTAAGTACTCGTGAAATTGAGGATTTGATGGGGATGCATAGACCTTGCTATGAGCGGAGACGTGGAGCTTTAAGACAAAAATAATCGAAAAATAAAAAGGAGTGGTCTTACATGACTAAACAATTATCTTTCTTACCAAAAATAGATAGATCAGCAACGCAAGAGAAATTAGAAGGTGTTCTTGAAAGTGTGCGTATATATAGACAGTTCGGAATGATTCGTAAGGAAATGAAAGTCACTCCTTCTTATGAAATGAGAGAACACGGTCCAACTAATACGGTAGGGAAGCCTTTAGAGGATGTAGCAATCGCTAATTTACAACAAAGTGAGCATGAAGAGTGGTTGGAGTTAATGTCATTCCGTATTAATCAGTTTTTAAGTCGCTTAGGTAATAGTTGTGCAGGAAAGATTCAGAGAGACATTATAAATAAGCGTTATTTAGACGAAGAAGCCGTATGTGATTATATGGTTTATAACGAAATCGGCATGAGTGAGCGTACATATCGCCGTTGGAAGTCCAGGGCGTTTTATAATTTAGCTTTTGCTCTTAGATTAGAAGTTTATGAGACTGAAGAAACTGGAGGTAATGAATAATGAATTTTGTTCAGCCAATACGTAATCCAGAGCAAATACAACAGCTGAAAGAATTTTTTAAGGAAAAGAGCGTACGTAATTACATTCTCTTCATTATGGGCATCAATACAGGCCTGAGAATCTCGGACATTTTGAAATTGAAGGTGGGGGATGTCAAAGGTAGTCATATATCTATGAGAGAAAAGAAAACAGGGAAGCAGAAAAGAATACAAATTACCGTAGCATTGAAAAGAGAACTCAAATTGTTTATTAAAGCAAGAGAAGATGATGAGTATCTTTTGCAAAGTAGACAAGGTAGGAATCGTCCAATAGGTCGCAGTATGGCATATAAGATATTAAGTGGAGTAGCGGCAGAGTTCGGATTAGATGAAATAGGAACACATACGTTAAGAAAGACGTACGGGTATCATATGTACATGCAAACGAAAAACATAGCATTACTCATGGAGATATTCAATCATTCGTCAGAGAAGGTCACACTACGTTATATAGGTGTAAACCAAGATGTAATGGATAAAGCAATGACTAGGTTTAAAATCTAAGCATTGCTTTTTCTTTTTAAATCTAGGGTATTGCAGCATTTTGGCCCCCCCACGCTTATAGTATGCAAGATTTTATAGAGTTCTAATAGCAAACAAAAATTCTAAAACTGCGCTAGGTAGGAATGTATAAAAAAATGTATAGATCCATAGAACAGAACAAGAAGGTTCCTTGGTGAGAGTACAGTTTCATCCCTTTTCCTTGTTACCGATAATACGACGTTATGTTAACCGAATATGTATACGATATACAGATAAAATCTTTAAGTTCCTTTTACATAAAAAGTATGATTTGGTAAATTATCATTTTTGAGAAGATAGAGAAAGGAAAATTCTTTCGGATAAATGTGTAAATAAATATGGATATTTTTTAAGTTTTCTTTAAGAATAATTTAATATTATAACTACATAATAAAAAACTATTGTACTAAGTTAAATCTAATAAACATTTTAAGTTAGGAGTTTTTTTATGCTAAAACAATGGATTAAAAATTCAAAAGAGAGGAAATTAATTTATGCTGCAATCATAGTAGCTTTCGTTATTCTTGCATCTGGATTTTGGACAATTGAACACAGAGATTCATTAACAATAAATATACCAACAGATATAAATCATCAACATGTGCACCACATGAAAAGTCCTTTAGAATTTTATGCTAAAAATAAAGCATCTTTAGGTCGAATTGGTATTTTTGCTGCATTTTCCATATTTCCTCTTTATTTTTTATTAAGGCTCAAAAAAATAAAGTTAGGCAAAGAGATTAAAGCACTCATTTCAAAAATTTTGAAGTGGGTAAAATTATTTCATGTTCCTGTTGCAGTTATTGCATTCGCATTGATCACCATACATGTAATTATTATGGTATTTTATGAATGGAAAACAAATGCAGTCTCTATATCAGGCGTTATTTCGTATATTTTATTTCTTACATTAGGAACATTGGGATTTCTACGATACAAACGAAAAGATAAAAATTGGCATTACTACCTTTCATTTGCGTTTGTGTGTTCAATGCTAATTCATACGTGGCTCTAAATTAAACTACCTCACTTAAAAAGTTAAAGGAATTTGTGTAACAACTGAACCAAATCTTACGTTAAGTATTAGCAGGCATTCTGAAATCAAAAAACGTGAAAAGTGTAATCTAAAATCATTTGTGTAATTCAAAAATCTATATAAATTTTGTCATTTTCACCGTTTTTAATGTCCATTATAAAATTTCAAAATGACTTCCAATATCGATAATTATGTAAATAAGCTGTCCACATGGGCAGCTTATTTTATGTTTCCGCATAGCGTAGGTTATTTTGCAAAATGTTGGTGGTATCCCTATACAGTTACTCATAATTTTTGTACTGTGTAACTCAAAAGAGAAAGTTAAATGAAATCAATGATACCAAGGGATTTAACGATAGGGTCAGTTACACACAATATAAGATATGGGTAAGTGAAGAGAAGGCATTTGATGGGCAGGTGGTGCAATCCTAATAGATTTGGGATCTCTCTTTGTATCACCATCCTTTAATTATCATATACATATAAAGTATTAAAAATAAATTTTAAAGGAGAAATATGCTATATGACAAAATTGGAGGAACTAGAGAAAGATTTTAATCAAATGAAACTAGATTTAAAAGCTATACAACATGATATGAGAAATTTAGAAACAAGAATACTAGTAGCTGAAAAGGATGTTTTAACTATTAATAAACAATTAGATAAAATTAGTGCAAATACTACATGGATTTTACGATTAATCATAAGCGGATTGTTAACAGGAGTACTTGGTGTAGTAGCAAGAGCCCTGTTATAGGAAAAAAGGATGTTGGTCAATCAAAACGGATTTAGCGAAGCAAAGAGATTATTTGATTAACTAGCGTGGGAGCCCTTCAAGGATTGAGGGGCTCAAAGGGGACAGTCCTCCATAGGGTACACTCTTTACCGTTGATGTGGTTTACATATATTTTGATAGTCGTAGAAATTACCTCCTGCTCTTAATAAGCAATAGGTGAACAGTCTGGGACAGTATAGGCAGTATAGGAGAATCGCCACAAAACGAAAGAATCATAAGCCTGCCCAAGCGACAAAATTTTGGTTCAAATCATAATTGTTATTGATTTTAAAAAAATAAAAAATCGCCTTATTAAAGGCGATTCATTTTGCATTCTATTGATAAATAAATATCTTTTAAAATTAAATACAATGTCCTACATTAACGTCTTTCTGGATCTTTGTCTTTTTTTCTAAGACCAAATAATCCTAGTAGTCCCAATAAACCAAGCCAAGTCCAATTATTATTTTTATTACGATTATCATTTAAATCATTTGTCGTATTTACATTTCGAGTTCTCACATCATTATTAACTCTATTCATGTTATAGTCATTAACTCTATTCGTGTTATAGTCATTAACTCGAGTTGTAGTATTGTTATTGTTAACTCTATTCGTATTATATCCATCGTATTCAGCATGGACGCTTGTACCAAAAACCATAATAGTTAGTAATAGGGCACCTAAAATAGATGAAAGTTTTTTACTCATGTTTTTCCCCCCTTTCGTATTTAGTAATGTCTCCAGTTCCTTTAGACAATATTCGGTTGAAAATATATAAAACCATTTGAATTGAAATTATAATAAACATCTTTAATTTTTATTATTAAAAGTACTTAATAATAGTGGATTAAGTTAATTAAAAGGTATTTATTCTTTATAAGCATAAATTTTTGGTAACGGTACATTCTATGAGAGGTAATTACTATATTTGGGTAAGGTGTTCCTTATGAGTTATAAGAACTTATTTTCTTTAATCAAGAACATGGTTGGGAAAATTTTTTCTATAGTAAGTATTGTTGCTAAAAGTCTAATTTCTTTAAGGAGGAATATTTTTATGGGTATTTTAAGTGGAAATCCACAAAATGAACCAATGCACTACGGAGAAGTCTTTGGAATTTGGAGTTATCTTGCAGCGGCACAAGGTGCAATTGCTGGATATCAAGTTCTTATTAACCACACAGGAGACGAGGATTTAAAGAAATTTTTAGAAAACCTTGTAGAGAATGATATTCAATCAGAAGTTGAAGAATTAAAAAATATATTAAAATTGAATGGTGTTGCATTACCACCAGCACCTCCAGAAAGACCAGTTGCATCTATTGAAACGATTCCTCCTGGTGCTCGTATTAATGATGCAGAAATTGCAGCTAAAGTTTCTATGGATCTTGCTGCTGGGTTAGTAGCATGTAGTCAAGCTATGGGACAATCTCTTCGAGAAGACGTTGGAATGATGTTTGGTCAATTTCATATGAAAAAAGCACAAGCTGGAGCTATATTACTTCGACTGAATAAGAAAAAAGGTTGGATTATTCCGCCTCCATTACATGTTCTACAATCAGATCAAGCATAATACCTAAATAAAATCCAATCTATTCTATTCTTTATGACTGTTGCAGTGAGGTTGTCTAGGAAAATAAAGGTTATTAGTGAATTAAAATAAGTGGCAGAGTCGTGACCGCTTTTTGGCAGTAAATGTGCCGGTTGTTTTGGAATTAACGTGATATATTTGTATTGTGAGTAGTGGCGGAAAACATTGCTTATAAAATTCCTTATAACTGAAAATGGGTCGTCATAACCGGTGGCGAAGGTTGCAGATTGGATGAACAGTTATTTCTTGTTTTCACATTTAATTGGAATTCACGTTGTATAAACGGGGAAGGGCTTTTGCTCTTCTTCCAGTTACTTAATAATGTACAAACAAATTGATGCAGCAATATTAGGTGATTGGAAGAAGGAGAAAACTTCATTTACCGTAATTGAAATACAAATAAATAATTGATATCAGAGCATCCATTCAGGTGCTTTTTCTTTTGATATGCTAATTAATCACAAATCGGTATTCCAAGTACTCTTAGAGCTAATGCTACTTGAAGAGAAATCTCTAATCTAGCAATTTCGATACCAGCTACTGTAAGAACTAAAAAAGAATGGCCATTTACAAACAAAACAAACTCAACACAAACCAAATATTGTAAATGATGGTCAAAAATTATCTAATGTAACACATCATATATTTTGTTACATTAGATTTCAGAAGAGAAATGCTGTTATATCAACGTTTCTATTGTTTTATAAAAATAGATACCATATTTTATGTAACATATTGTATAATAAAGATACATCTAATGTAACATAATGTATGGAGGGGTAAGGAATGAAGTTTGTGCAACCAATTCGAGATAAGAAAAAATTAGAAGAAGTGAAAGAGGTTTTACGTCGCCAGTCTTATCGTGATTTGTTTTTATTTGAAATGGGAATCAATACAGGTCTAAGAATTAGTGATTTATTAAAGTTACACGTAAATGATGTGAAAGAAAGAACTCACATTGTAATTAAAGAACAGAAGACCGGGAAAGAGAAACGTTTCATTATCAATACAGCGTTAAGAGAAAAAATAAATGAGTATGTAAGTGGAATGAATGAAACAGATTGCTTATTTGCTTCTAAAAAGACAGGAAAACCGATCACAAGAATTCAAGCTTATCGAATTATGAACGCTGCTGCTGAAAAAGTAGGGCTTGATGAAATTGGAACGCATACTCTTAGAAAAACTTTTGGATACCATTATTACCAAAAGACAAAAGATGTAGTAATGCTACAAACAATCTTTAATCATTCCGCTCCATCGATTACATTACGTTATATAGGGATCCGACAAGATGAGATTGATAAATCATTAGAAGACTTCAGTTTATAAATGAGACACAAACAAAAGTAGCGAATTTGCTGCTTTTTTATTTTGTATAGAAAAAGGAACCTCTAAGGATCCCTTTTATACTACGCTGTCTTATAATTTTTATCTTTAATCCTATTTTTAGTAGCCATTAATGCAGCGTAGGTAGCTATAGCACTACCTAAATCATAGACTTGGAATTTGTGGTCAAGAGCAAGTCCTACAATGAAATTGTAGCTGTATATAAAACATGTAATACCGAATAACCATAACATAAACTTCAAGTCTTTTAAGCTCAATCTATAATTCTTGATTTTTTCCCACATATGTATCAGCTCCTTTCAGTATGGGTTACTTATAATATTACATTTAAATTTATAGATTTACAATAAAGCAAAAAGCGATTAGCGTGAGGTGGTGTAAATGGAAGAAGAAACTATAAACGTTCCTACATGCTCTGTTTGTAATGAACCTTGCATGTGGACATTAAAAATGCCATTAACTATTACTCATTTTGATAAAACATATCTCCGTGAAGCAAATACGGATAATGCTCATATATGCATTGAGTGTTTAGAGAAGGAAGTGCAAGCAATTGGATAAGGGGGCAGGTGTTATGTAATTATGGCCAGACAACGAAGTCCAGACCGTAACAAAGCGTATGAAATATTTAAAGAACATAACGGCGATATTACTAATCGTAAAATTTCCGAATTGTTGTCTACATCCGAAAAAACTGTAAGTGAAAAAACGGTTGGTGGATGGAAATCCAAAGATGGATGGATAGACCAATTAAATGGAGTACTCCATAAAAATGAACGGAGTACTCCAAAGAAAGATACGGAGTACTCCAAAAAGAAACCAGGAGCACCCAAAGGTAATAAGAATGCTGTAAACAATCGTGGTGGAGCTAAAAAGGGCAATAAAAATGCTGCTGGTAATCCCGGAGGATCTGCTCCATTGCGTAATGGTAATGCTGCTACTCATGGTTTATATAGAAAGTATTTACCAAAAGAATTATATGATTTAAAAGAAGAGCTAGAGGAAGCGATTAACAATGATTCTTTATCGATTCTATGGGAAAGTATAATGTTGCAGCACGCTCAAATCATTCATGCTCAACGTATTATGTTCGTTAATAATAAAGAGGACATGACAAAGGAACTAAGAAAGAAAAAACTTAGTGAAAGCGGATTTGAAGAAGAGTGGGAAATTCAATTTGCTTGGGATAAACAAGCGAGTTTCTTAAATGCTCAATCTAAGGCCCTTTCTACTTTGTCTGCTCTTATTAGAGATTTTGACAGATTAGCAAATATAGATGATGAGCGGCGTGCCAAACTTGAATTTATCCAGGTTCAAATCGACAAAATTAAATCTAATACTAATAATAATGATAACAATATTGAGCCAGTTGTCATTGTAGACAATATCAGTGGTGATTTAAATGTCTAAAAAGCAAATCGGTGAAATACTGCCGCCGGCATTTCATCAAGTTTGGTTAGCTCGTAAATGTGAATCGATATTAAAAATCGTTTGTAAAGGCGGACGTGGTTCAGGTAAATCTACTGATATATCCATTTGTATTGTTATGGATCTTATTCAGTTTCCTATTACAGTGCTTTGCATACGTAAAGTAAAGGATACAATAAGGGAATCTTGCTATGAGCAAATAAAAGAAGCTATAGAAATACTAGGTGTAGAACATTTATTTCGTTTTAAAGAAAGTCCAATGGAAATCATTTATAAGCCGCGTGGAAACAAAATGATATTCCGTGGCGCTGATGACCCTGCAAAAATCAAATCTATTAAGATAGCCAAATATCCAGTTGCTATTGCGTGGTTTGAAGAATTGGCCGAATTTAAATTAGAGGAAGATGTTTCTACAATAGAAAAATCTATTTTGCGTAAAGAATTACCGAATGGATTGCGATATAAAATGTATTACTCATACAACCCACCGAAGAGAAAACAATCCTGGGTTAATAAGAAGTTTGAAACGCAATTCAGACCAAAGAATACATTTGTACATCATAGTACATACCATGATAACCCGCATATTTCTAAGCAGTTTGTAGAAGAAGCAGAAGAAACAAAAAGGCTTAAACCGCAGCAATATGAACATGAGTATGAAGGAAAACCAACGGGCAGCGGCGTTGTTCCATTTAGTAACCTTAAATTCAGACGTATTACAGATAAAGAAATTAAAACATTTGATAATATACGTCAAGGAATTGACTGGGGTTATGGGAATGACGCGCTGTCTTTTGGTCGTATGCATTATGACAAAACACGCAGGAAGCTTTATATATTTGGTGAAATACATGGTGTTAAAATCAGTAACCGTTCATTAGCTGAAAAGATTAAGAAACTCGGCTGGGATGATGTTGAAATAATTGCGGATTCTTCTGAACCAAAATCAATCGATGAAATGAAAAACGATCATGATATTAAGAGAATCAAGGGTGCAGTTAAAGGGCCTGGTTCTGTTGAATACGGAGAAAAATGGTTAGATGATTTAGTAGAAATCATAATTGATCCCGAGCGTTGTCCAAAAACTGCAGGTGAATTTGAAAATATTGATTATGAAGTTGATAAAGATGGTAATCCGAAAAACAGATTACAAGATAAGGACAATCATAGTATCGATATGACTCGTTATGCATGTGAGGACGATATGAGCAAACGTAAAGTAGTTATGGGTGGAAAGGTTAAAAGAATGTAGTCGAGCATTTATTGTTCGGCTATTTCTTTTGCTTTCTATTAATAGAAGAAAGGAGGACATACAAAGGATATGAGCGACAAGAAAACCATAAAAAATGTAAAAGTATTTAGTATAAATAAATCCGCAGATGGCCCAAAGAATAAGGAAGATAACAGCAAACAAATGGCAGTTGACCCATTCGCACAAATATATGGAGATAGGGGATTGGTTAAGCCTCCTTATGATATGAAGGTACTGATGGATATAAAGGAAAGTAACCCTATTCATTCTGCTTGTATTAGCGCGAAAGTGGATGATATTGCAGGTGTCGGCTTTGACTTCGCGCCTTTTGAAGAAGTGAAAGAAGCAGCGAGCCAGGAGCAATATGAAATGCTAAAGAATTTCATGCGGAAGTGCAACCCAGAAATGACAAGTTCAGAAATTCTTAGAGCTGTATGGGAGGATTATGAAACAGTTGGCTGGGGCATTATTGAAGTTGTTCGCGATAATAAAGGTGAAAGTCCGGTAGAGCTTTATCATATACCGGGACATACAGTACGTGCTCATAAGGACAAAATACGCTTTGCTCAAATCGTAAACAATAAAGAAATATGGTTTAAAAAGTTTAATTATCCAGATGATTATCATCTGGATAATGGTAGGCCTTTAGGTGCAGATGATCTTGTAGGAAATGGAACAGAAAAAGCCGGAGAAGTAATTGTTATTCGTAAATTTGGTTCTCGTTCTTCTTATTATGGAATACCTAATTACGTTAGTTCTATAGGTTCAATAGTGGGTTCACAAGCAGCAAGAGATTACAATATCGACTTTTTTACAGGTAAAACCATCCCGGATTCCATTTTATTTCTTGAGGGAGTCGATGAAGTAGATTCTGGAACAGAAAATGAACTGAAAGCATTCTTCTCTGCAGAAACAAAAGGAGAACATCATAAATTAGCCGTTGTACCTGTGCCAGATGGTGCGAAAGCAAGGTTAGAAAAGATTAGTCCAGATGTAAAAGAAGGTAGTTTCCGTTTATATAAACAGGATAGCGCAATGGAGATATGTGTGGCCCATCGTGTACCGCCTTATCGTATCGGCTGGGCTATGACAGGTTCATTGGGGCAAACAACTGCTAAAGAAATGAACGAGATGTACAAGCGCTCTATTATAGAGCCTGGTCAAGAAATCCTAGAGCATCGATTGAACAATCAATTATTCCGTGTATTCGCTGAAATACTAGGTAGTTTAGATTGGCATTTCAAATTAAATGAAATTGATACGGATGACCGTGAAGCGGATTTAAAGTATGCAAAAGACAGTTATGAGGGTGGAATATTAAAACTGAATGAGTCTCGTAAAGTAGTAGGTTATGAACCTGTACCAGAAGGAGATAAATTCTTTGATGGTAAAACTGAATCTTCTCCGCCTGAACCAATTGCGAAAGCTGCAGATAATGAGCAAGAGAACATAATTGCTATTAATGCATTTAGGGAAAAGCATGAAGAAGTAGAGAAAGCTATGCAAAAGAAGGTAGCGGATTTTTTTCCGGACAGGGAAAACGGCTCTTAAACCTGCTTCCCGTAATTCGTATTAATAAAGCAGATGAAGAAATTGATCTTGTAATTGCAGAAGCAGAAGTTGATGAATTTCTTGATAGTGTCGATTGGGATGAAGAAAGACAAATGTTTGTCGATGAAGTCACAGACACGCTGCAGGATGATGTAACAGAATTTGTACAAAGTACCATTGCATCAAATGGTTTAACTTGGATGGTATTAGATCCAATTGGTGACGTAGCTGCAAAATGGGTTGCTGCTTATGCCTTTGAATTAGCAAAGGGAATCCATGAAACTACTAAAGATAGATTAAGAGAAACAATGTTAAAGAATCTTAGTGAGGGAATGGGTGTCGATGCATTAAGTGTTTCTATTGCAGATGTGATGACAGAAGCAAGTAACTACAGAGCAATGATGATTGCACGTACAGAAACAACATATGCAATGAATTACGGCAATTTAATTGCTTATAAGGGCGCAAATAGAAATAAGAAAACATGGCTTACAGGAAACGATGAGCGTGTTTGTAAAGAATGTGGTGGTTTACATGGGGAAACGGTAGACATTGATGATCTATTTAGTAATGGAAAGATGTGTCCGCCAGCTCATCCACATTGCCGCTGCACTATGATTTCAGAAGAGTAATAAAATACACCTATTTGATTGGGGTTTCATCGTCAAAACGTATGCGGCTTTAAAGTGGCTATTATGCGTTTTGACAGTGGAACCCCAATATTGATAGGGAAGGAGGTAAAACGATGGGATACGAACTAAAAAACGCCAATATCAGCTATGTTTCATTAGTTACTAAGGGCGCTAATGGTCGTCAATTCGCCATTATGAAAAGCGAATCTGCTAAACAACCAAATATATCGAAACAAGTTCCAATCCTTAAAACAGAGGAAGAGAAGCAGCTTGTTACAGGTGTGGTATATGAACCAGATGTAGAAGATTCACATGGGGATAAAATGACCGCAGAAGAAATAGAAAAGGCTGCTTATACCTTTATGGAAAATTACCAACATATCGACAAGCAACATGATGAAATCGCTGGTAAAGGAACAGTTGTTGAAAACTGGATTGCTAAAAGTGATATGACAGTAGGCGAACAAGAAGTACAAGCAGGAACGTGGCTTATGACGGTTCGTGTTGATGATGCAGACACTTGGGAAGAAATTAAAAAAGGTGAAGTCACTGGTTTTTCTATGGGTGGATTTGGTGAACGTGTAGAAATTGCCAAGACTGATGATTTTACTCATGAAGATAAAGGCATTATTCGAAAAATGCTAGATTTCGTTAAAGGTGAAACTCACAAAATCGCAAAAGGCGAAGTAAAAGACTGCTTTATTGATGAAAAACAAAAGCGTGATTTACGGGCTGTTTTTAATTTGTTTGAAGATGTGTTCTATTGGGAGATTTGGGAAAGTAATCCCGATATCGACCGTATGGCAGCTGCTCTTGACGATATGAAGGACATACTTTCTTCTATTAAAGGTGGTTATACCATTGCGAAATCAGAAGACAGTGTACAAGCAGAAAGCATTGTTTTAGAAAGTATTAAAAAAGCGGGGAAAGTATTATCCCAAAAGAATCATACAAAATTAGATGAAGCATTAGCTTTAATTACTGAAATAAAAGAAGCTGCTTCACCACAGGAGGAAGATGAAATGAAAGCAGAAGATATTGCAGAGATTGTTAAACAAGCAGTAGAGCCACTAGCTACCAAGTTAGATAAGATTGAAAAACAAGTGAATGGTGAAGAAGTAGAACCGACACCAGAAGAGCAAACGGATGAAGAGAAAGTTGCAGCAGTTATTCAAAAAGCATTGGAGCCATTTGCTGAACGTCTTGAGAATATCGAAAACGCGGCTTCTATTCGTAAAAGTTTAGATCCAGACGAAGAATTTACACCAGGACAACAACAAATTAAAAAGTCTAAATGGGCAGGAATTAACCTGTAATATAAGGGGGAAATATAAATATGGGCACAATGAACAATCAGGATTTATTAAAACGTGTATCTAGAATTGAAAAGACAATTACTACAGGATCAGTTTCTTCTGGTTTATTAAATCCAGAGCAAAGCAAAGAATTCTTTAGAATGGCATTTGACGCAACACCATTCTCTCAATTACATCGAAAAGAGATGCGTAAAGCAAAACAAGGTGTACTTGATAAAGTTGGTATTGGCGGCCGCATTCTACGTAAGAAAACAGAGAATAAAGATGAGGATTACCGTGCAGGTGTTAATACATCAACTATTCCATACAATACAAAAGCACTTCGTCTACCTTGGGAAATTACAGAAGAAACGCTGCGTGAAAATATTGAAGGTGAAGGTTTTGAAGATACTGTAATGACACTTATGTCAACTCAAACAGGTATTGATTTAGAGGATTTACACTGGAATGGTGATGTTGAATCATCTGATCCATTTTTATCAATTAACGATGGCTGGTTGAAGAAGATATTAAAATCAAAAGAATCGCATATTATTGACCACGCTAAACTAGTAACTGGTACAGGGGAAGAAGCAAAAGCTAATGGATTTGGTAAAGGTTCGATCTTTGCTTTATCTGGTGTAATGCCAAATAAATATAAAAATAGTAATCTTCGTTGGATTATGTCACCAAATCGTAGAGAAAAATGGATTGAATATTTAACAAACCGTCCAACTGGAGCGGGAGACGCTGCGTTATTAGGAGCAGGAGATCAAGTAAATAAACCAATGGGTTATGGGATTGTTACAGTTCCTTCTCTATCAGATGACATTATTATTCTTGCAGATCCACGTAACTTTATTGCTGTTAACACATATGAAACTCGCATTCGTAAAACAACAGAAGGTAAATCTGCAGTAATGGAAGATAAACGATTCTATGTAATTCACTTTGATGATGATGCTGTAATTCAAGAAATGGATGCAGTAGCAATCCTAACAAATATTCCGGATACGTTTGGAGCTTAATATCCAGGCGTATTTTTTATGGGAATAAACCCTTTGTTATTAGGGTTTTGAATGTATACTTTTTTAATATTTTCTTGTTTTTAACGGGAAATGAGATAGAACCAATAAAACTAGCAATGCGAATGTAAACTTTCATTTAAAAGTTTACATTCATTTTTCAATGTGAATATCTAAAAGTTTTAACAGTTTGATAACATGATAGTTAAACAAATTAATGAAGAACAATGAATTAATATAATATTTTATAAAGATAGATTATCGAAATTTCTGCGTAATATTAAAGTAATTTCTAAAAAAACATTTATACTAAGCCATAAAAAAATAATTATAAAAAGAAAATCAATAATTATTATTAAATAGTTTTTTGACTCTCTTTTTATTTCTGTATTTAGTGCTGAAATAAAATTTATTTTTAATAAAATTAAGACTGAAAAAAATAATAAATTGAATAAAAAAATATCCATTATGAGACCCCTTTGTATGTTTTGGTAATAAATTACACTTATTATCAAATATACAAAATTTTTCGTTAAGGAGTAAGTCCAGATAGATAAAAAAGTAAACTTTTATGCAATAGTTTACATTCGTGAAAGGGGTGTTAATTATGAAAGTAGTTACGCTGCGATTAGGTGGTACTTACACGGCTTATGGACAAAAGTTTAAGAATGGCCAAGAAGAAACAGTAGCAAATGATAAAGCTGATTACCTTGTAAGTACTGGACATTTTGAACTTGTAAAAGAAGTCGATAAGAAGGAGAAAGAAACATAATGGATATTACCATGCAGGACATTAAAGACCGCGTAAATGTGCAGAAAATGCCCGATAAGGTTATTCAAGAACTAATAGATTACTACGCAGTTATTGTTAGGAAGTATATAAGAGTTAAGCCGGAGAATCCAATGAAAGAAGTCATTCAAACAAGCAAACTAGCTTGGCTTTCTTTTCCTGCTGAATCTATAGCAAAAGTAACTCATGTTAGTTCGAAACAAGATATGACCGATTCTATTACTGTAAATGGGCGTATTGTTTACGGTTTATCTGAAAATCAGTTATATGAATTCGAATATAAGATACAAGATTATGACGATCTGCAGGTACTTATGAAAAAATGTATTATTGATTTGGTTGTTTCTGCAGTAGTTCGTGCTAACTTACAACGAAAAGGCATGAAGACAACGGAGAGCATTGGCGATTATTCGTACCAGATTAGCCCAGAAACACTAGATGAACCAGCTACAAACAATAAGATACTCAATGGTTTAAAAGGCTTTAGAGCAAGAGTTAAGCCGGTGATGGCCACATGAACGAAATGTATTTTGATGATGGTGGAATGGATGATTTATATATACATGAGGTAGTTGTAAAACGAAAAATGAAAAAGAAACAATCCTCTGGTAATTATGCAGAAACAGAGGAAGACATTTATGAGAATATGACTTGTCGTGTAACTACTAATTCTGCTGCTGATAATGAGAGGTTTAAGCGTGATAAACAAAATTTTGATACAATCTTTAAGATATATGCACCTGCTTCTTACAAAATTAAGCCTAATGATCGTATTCATTTCAAAAGTGAAGAATTAGGTGTTGATTATACGTTTGAAGTTAAAGGAGAACCGCGCAATCCTGCGTTTATGAATCACCACATTGAAATTTATTGCGAAAAGGTATGATTCTATATGGCTAATTCAGTAGAAATTGAGTATTCAAGCAATATGGAGCAAATCAAGACGCATATTAACGCTATGTGTGTTGAAAAGGTCACAGCAGCATCTATTCATTTACAAAATCAAGTGAAGAAGAACCTCACGGGTAGCCGTAGCGGTAAACAATACAAAATACCTCATACGAGTCGTAAATATACTGCTTCTAAACCAGGTGAAGCTCCTGCTGTTCGTACCGGTGACTTGTTAAATTCGATTAAATACAATGTTAAACGGTCACAATCAGAGGTATTGGGTGCCGTAGGAAGCGACTTGCAGAAAGCAATATGGCTTGAAACTGGTACAAGTCATATGGAAGCCCGCCCATTCCTATTAAAAGCGTTTGAAAAAGAACGCAGAGAGCTTAAAAGAATGATGGGAGGGTAATTGTATGTCTAATGCTATTGCAGCTATTAGAATGCTTGTAGAGAACGATGAAATAATAAAAGCTAATCTATCAGAATATGGTGAAGGCGAGGACAAAGGCCCTGCTCTTTCATTTCAAACTGCACAAGATGATATGGAAATGCCTTATGTAGTTATGAGAATTGAAGCAGATAATCCGGATGATGTTGAAATTATAGATCGTATGATTCTAAATTTCGATGTGTATTGTGATAATGGGGATTATGATAAGGCAAAGTTAATTGCTACACGTATTGAAAAGTTACTAGATAGAGAAGTTGGTTTAAAAGATGATGGGATACTTTCTATACATCGTGCAGGTAAACTGTCGGTACCAGATGAAGACCCATCTATCATTCATATAAATGCGAAATTTCTTGTCCGAACCATGCGAACGGACTTGTATTAGGGGGTAGGGCAAATGAGCTGGAAATTAATTAATGGTGTCCGTGAAGGGACTACAGATAATTTTGTTATCGGTCCTGGTGTCATGTACAAAGGGTTTAAAAGTGTAAAAGAATTAGGTGAACTTGTAGGAGCGACTACAGGCGGAACTAAAGTGGGTTTTGATCGTGAGTATTATGATGCAGATATTGATGGTGTACTAGGTAAAATGGTTCGCGGTAAGTGGTTATTAAAAGATGAGCCGCATGTAGAACTTACATTAGTAGAGTTTACAAAAGAAAACCTGCAGTTAGCTTTACCAGGGATGACGGTAGATAGTACAACTGAAACTGATTACGATATTATGAAACCTTCAAATGATATTCCAGATTCGAATTACCATGATATCGCACTAATCGGTATGATTTCGGGTAGTGAGTTACCAGTAATTTTTGTAATTCGTAATGCAATGGTAGTTTCATCTATTGAAGTGGATCTAAAAGACGGTAAAGGAACGGTTGGTTTGAAATGTAAGTTTATCGGTCATTACAGTGAATCTGCACCAACTACACCACCATACGAAATCTATTTACCAAAGAAAAAGAAAGCAACAGTACAAAAAGCACCGGCTACCGCATAAATGGTAGTCGGTTTTCTATTGCATAAAACGAACGGAATACAAAAAAAGGAGCGGACAAAATGACTTCTATATTAGAAAAAATGATGAATACCGGTACAGAAATTACAATCTTAGGTGAAAAAGTAACAATGCGACGATTAAATGTAACGGATGTTTGGCGATTCGCTAAGATTATTTCGAAGGTTGGACGCAGCGCAATGGCTAACTTTGCTGATTTCGGTAAGGATAAGCAAACAATGGATGAACTAACTAAAGCAGCAGAATCTCTTCCAGAAGAAGAAAAGCAAGCGCAATTAGTTGCACTTAAAGAGAAGCAACAACAAAAAGGATTAGAATTTGCTTTCCGTGTTCTAACGATGATCCCTGCTTGCGAGGATGATTTTACAGAGTTCTTTGCTAGTTTATTAAAAGTGAAAGCAGAAGAATTTAGACAGTTCCCTCCGGAAGCAATGGTTACTGTTATACAGGGCCTATTAGAAAGTGAAGACTTAATGACTTTTTTCAACCAGGTCAAGGGACTCGTGAAAGTTCAGAGCGAGAAATGGAGCCAATCAGCAGCGGTACCGAACCTAGCGTAAATGAAAATTCAGATGAATATTTAGAGGAAGCCGAACAAAATATGTTACGTGCTTTCGATAAAATCCAAAAACGGTATGGATGGACAGATGATTATGTCTTATCAATACCGTATTCGCGTTTAATGGACCTGTTTTCTTTAATTGCACAAGAAGAGCAGCAAGAAGAACTAAATGAGTGGAAGAAGATGGCGTTCATTGGCTTTCAAACTCGTCAACTTGAAGAAGGTACTACTTTTAATGATTATCTTCAAGCCTTTGGACTAACTGACACCCAGGACGATAAAGAATCATCTTATGAAATGGGTCAAGTGTGGACGAAAGAAGAGTGTGAAGCGCATGCTGCTCAAATCATGGCTCACTTCCAAGAAGACGATGAAGAATAAAATGGGTATCGGCCCCGTGAAAGGGGGTGCGTAAATGTTAGCTGAAATGTTCCAACTGTTCGGAACGATTGGTATTAAAGCAGAAGGCGCTTATAAAGATTTACAACAATTCGAAGATCGTGTACAAAAAACTGCAAATGGAATGCATGATAAGTTTCAAAAAGCAGGGGAATCAATTAGCCATGTAGGTAGCAAGATGCAAGAAACAGGAGCAAATATGACTGCAGGTGTTTCATTGCCTTTAGCTGGTATTGGTGCTGCTGCTGTAAAAGTAGCGTCTGATTTTGATGCGTCTAATAGAAAGCTAGAATCTACACTTGGTTTATCAAAAGAAGCTACAAAAGAGCTTGGTAATGTTGCAAAAGATACCTGGAAAGATGGATTTGGAGAAAGTATTCAAGAAGTTGATGAAGCCGTAATACAAGTAAGTCAAAACATGAAGAATCTTTCTTTCGATGAAATGCAGGGAGCTACGCAGAACGCTATGACTCTTGCAAAAACTTTTGACACGGATGTTAATGAGGTTACACGAGGGGCCGGACAGCTTATGAATCAGTTCGGTTTAGATGCAAAAGAGACATTTGACCTTTTAGCTTCTGGTGGACAAGCAGGCTTAAACTTCTCAAATGAAATGTTTGATAACATTTCCGAATACGCGCCTTTATTTAAACAAGCAGGATTTTCTGCAGAAGAGATGTTTACCATTATGGCAAATGGGACGCAAGATGGTTCATACAATCTCGATTACATAAACGACCTTGTGAAAGAGTTCGGTATTCGTGTACAAGATGGATCAAAAGGTGTAACTGAAGCATTTGCAGAAATGAGCCCAGAAACTCAAAAGGTTTGGGACAATTTCAATAAAGGTAAAGGAACTTCTGCAGATGTATTTAATGCCGTCTTAGGTGATTTAGGTAAGATGGACGATAAAGTAAAAGCAAACCAACTTGGTGTTGCTGTATTCGGTACAAAATGGGAAGACATGGGTGCAGATGCTGTATTAGGTCTAAATAACGCCGATGGTGCATTACAAAACGTTGATGGCAGCATGAAAAAAATGCAGAAAACGCAGCAAGAAGCTTTTGGTGTTCGTTGGCAGAAACTTGCTCGTACTACAATGGCATCATTAGAACCGTTAGGACAAGCTATTTTAGACATTGCAGAAGTTGCTCTTCCTCCAATCATTAAAGCAGTAGAAGTTGCTGCAAAGGCATTTAGTTCAATTCCTAAGCCAATTCAAATTGGTATTGTAGCAATTTTAGGTATGGTTGCTGTATTAGGGCCATTAATTGCCATGATGGGCTTTATGACAAGTGGAGTAGGTGCATTTGTTGGCTCGTTTAGATTCCTTGTACCAGTATTAACAAAAGTACCAATGCTATTTACAGGGATACTAAAGGTTGGCCCTAAACTTATTGGTATGTTTGGTGGAATAGGAAAGGCCCTAGCACTGTTGGGCAGATCCATGATGACTTTACTGATGAATCCTTGGACGATTGCCATACTAGCAATTGTAGGATTAGTATATCTGATTTATAAAAACTGGGATGACATCGTTAAATATACCAAACAAGCAGTTAAATGGGTTGGTGATGCCTGTTCTAAGGCTTGGGACGCAACCGTAAAAGGTGCGAAATCCGCTTGGAATGGTTTAGGTAAGTTCTTCTCTGGATTCTGGGAAGGTACGAAAAAATTATTCAGTTCTGCAATGTCATTCATAGGTAAAATATTTTCTAAAGCTTGGGATGGTTATGTAAAAGTAGTTAAATTTTATTTTAGCTTAATGAAAAATATAATTGAATTCGGTTGGAATGCTATAAAATTCATTTTCAAATTTGCCTTAGATGGATTAAAAAAAATTGTAGATGGTACATGGAAGTTCATTAAGAATAGTGTCCAAAAAGCTGTTAACACTTGGGAAAATATATTTAACACTGGATGGAATATTATTAAAAGAATTTTCTCTATAGCTTTAGCTTTAATAAAGCAGTACGTAAAAACCGAATTTGAAAAAATGAAAAATACAATTTCCAGTGTTTTTAATACGATTAAGGATATTGTAAAAAAAGCCTGGGACGCAATTAAATCAACCTTTACTACAGTATTAAAATTCTTAAAAGATTTTGTGAAATCTTCTTGGGAATCTATTAAAGATTCAATTTCTAGCGTTATGAACACAATTAAAAATGTGATTCAGTCAGCTTGGAATTTTATAAAGTTCATAATCATAAGTGCAGTACGTGAATTTGTTGGGTTTGTAATTACTAATTTCAACAAATTATATAACACAATAACCGATGTTGTTGGCGGTATAAAAGAATTTATTGTTAGTAGCTTTAAAACTATAAAGAAAGCAATCACTGGTGCATTTACAGGGGTTGTAGATACTGTAAAAGATGTATTTAGTAAGGTTGGTTCTATAGTAAAAAACGTAGCAAAAGATGCAGTTAGCTGGGGAAAAGATATTATCGCAGGTATTGGTGAAGGTATGTCCGGCATGGCAGATTGGCTTATAAAAAAAGCTAAAGGAGTTGTTTCGGGAATACCTAAAGCCGTATTAAAGTTCTTTGGTATCCGAAGCCCATCCCGGTTAATGATGGAATACGGGGGCTATATTACAGAAGGTCTTGGTGTAGGGATGGAAAAAATGATTCCTGCAGTAGACAAAGCTTCTGAACTATTAAATAAAGCTGTCGTTCCACCTAAACCAATGAAACTAGTAACCGATGTATCTAATCAAATTGGACAAATGGGCGCACGTTCTGCTGATTTAATTGGTAAAACTGCACATCCATTTGCGGGACAAACCCACGTTGAGAAGAAAACGGATAATGGCGTAACAATTCAAAATGCTACATTTAAAATCTCTGTTGAAAAACTACAATCTGCAGACGACTTTGTAAAAATGAGAAAGCTGCTACAAAACGTAGTTGCTGATGATCTAATGGGAATGGCGGTGCGAAATGTATGAGTATATTAAAAACATTGCATAGAAGAGCTGGTTCATACCATCTCTTAGGAAAGGCTGCAGAGCTAAAAGACACAATACGATATACCATTAATTTCTCATGGCCTGGGACATATAACTTTTCGTTTTTGTCCCAGGTTCCTATTGGTTCTGATGGAATGCTACCGAATAAATACTTTGTTGTTCGGGTTAATGGGATTGAAAGATTCAGAGCACGAGGTCCTTATGATTGGGAAGCGAGAGAAATCTTTGTTGGTGCAGGTCCACAAACGATTGAATTTACAACAATCGGTTATGGTTCTTCTGACGTAGCATATATACGCGACGTACATTATTATGCTTTTGGACATGTACCTAATATCGAAAAGATTGAACAAACAAAATTACCGAAATCACTAGATGGCTTAAAAACTTATAATGTCATGCACGGATATCCTCGTTACCAAAGTGCAGGGAATAAAGGTTGTGAAGTAGAATTTACGGCTCTATTCAACGATATCAGTCATTGGCGTGAGTTCATGAGGGAAATATATCGCCCTCATATTATTACAGGTGATTACGGTACCTACGGGGGTATTATTCCACCGAATGAAGTAGATGCAATACGAAAAGGAACGCTAGTCATAGCAAAATGCAAATTAATATCTATGTCACAAGCAGGAGTAGGAGTTGATGGAATGTGAGAGAAGGATCTATTTCTTTAATTAGAATGTTGGGGAGCTATTTCCAGGTTGGGAATAACTCCCCTAATTTAATTGTTTATATGAAAAGAAGAGACTCTTCTTCTTACGTACAAATACAACACCGTGTAATAGGCTTAGAAGTGCAGGAGAACGCAGATCAGTTTGCTAGTACATTTACTATTACCTTTGCGAATGAATACGGCCAAATGGCTCCTGATAACTGGTATGGTAAGTTCTCTTCTATTTCAGAATGGTTTTATAACAGTGAGGTAACAAATACAAACCAGCTATATCCGCAGACTGAATTTAAAGTGTCTATTGGCTACGGTGAGGAATCATTACCTTATATACATGGTTTTGTATCTGATGTGAAGGTAAATGCCGAAAGCGGCACGATTTCAGTTACCTGCACTACATCCTATAAGAAGGTTTTACATAAATCAGTAATCCCAACACCTGGTTCAGATGAAATTGTTGCACCTACCGGTAATGTTTATGATGTTGTGAAGTTCTTCTTCCAAAAAGCCGGAGTTGTCCTACACGGTAACAGAGTAAATATTCCTGGAACCAATCAAAGCTGGATTGTGGAAGGAGCAACCGGTAAGAGATTTCAAAAATGGGATGAAATTGTTCGCGATATTATAGATACAACATTCCATTATATTAAACACGAACCAGACGGAAGTTGTACATTTATGAAAATGCCAGACTATGCAATTAATGAACCTGCAAAGTTTAGTTTTAGAGAAGGGGAAAACCTTATCTCTTTAGATATGCAGCTAACTGATCAGGATATCAGTAATAGTATTGTTGTTAAATGTGGAGATTACGCAAACGGATTTCTTAATTCGTTTTTATTAAAAAATGTATCGCAGGGTGATTTACGAGAGGAAATGATAGAAGTTCCCTGGGCAACTACTTTCTTTGCAAGAAGAGCGGTTGCTGCAGCTTATCATTTAAAAGCAATTCAGAAGTTCAGAACATTAACAGTAGCAGTAGTTGGTGATCCAAGGATTCAATTATTTGATGTTATTTCTGTTTACAATAGAGATTCTGGTCAACAGTGGAATTACTTTGTTAAAGGGATTAATACAATGATCTCTGCAGATGATGGATTCTATCAAACTTTAGATTTAACTGTTAACTATGGGTATGAACCTGCTCCCTATACAGATATAACCGGTATTACAGTAAATGTAGATACATTACGTTTAAAACTTTGGGATTGGGATTTAGAGGATGGCGATTTATTAAATATTTACTGTAATGATAAATTAATCGAAGAGAATTATTTCATCCGGAACAATCCGACATATGTAGATATTCCACTTGAATATGGCGTGAATATTATCGTATTTGAAGCAGTACGAAACCCAAAAGGGATTCTTACAGGACGTTTGCAAGTACTGGATACGCAAAATAATATCTTATTTGATTATGGTTCTTTACCAGATTTATCATTTCCTCGGGTAAATCAAGATGCAAATCACTATTATATCCAGCGTCCAGCCAAAACATGGTCTGTGACGCGCGTGAACTAGGGGTGATTCTATGATAATGCAAAAAAAACTTATATGATCCAATCATGTATTTGATGAAAGGATTAATTGACAGGCAAATATATACCGGTGGTAAACCAATGCCTGGTAATGACCCAAACGATGTATTTAAAGAAGGTATGACAGAAGGTTACACCCTCATTCGTGATGGTGCTCGTTTATCTGCAGTCGATGGAGATAAATACTTACACTATGATTTAGCCTTTAATTCACAAGGTATGCTAGAAAAGGTTCTTATCTCTCATAAAGTAACCGGAAAAGAGATGGAGATACAATTAATATATAATGCGCAAAAACAATTGGAACGTGTGCAGCCGCGACTTCTTAATAAAGGTAACGGTATACTATCTGATTTACCAATTCCCGATGTGTCGTAATGATACACGGGAATTTTTTAATACAAGAAAAGGGTGATTGCTCTTGTTTGAAACAACTTATTTAGCCGGTGGCCGATTAGATCCACCTTTTCATCCAACTAAAACAGAACCATTCATACCTGGTTTCATTATGGATTCTACATCATTTAAAACCGATGAAAAGAAATATACATTACCTGCAGATATGGAGATTTATGCAGTTAGTGTTAGTTCTTCTATTTACGAATTAGATGATAAATGGGATTTAATCGTGAACGGGCAAACCGTTTGCCAAGATATTTATACAAAGCGGATCCCGGAAGGTATGCATTTTATGGTTTATAAAGCAGTAAAAGCAGGAGACACAATTGTATTTCGATTTCATAATCAAGGGATTCTTGATAAAACAATTTGGTTTGAATTGCACTTTTTAAGATAAGGGGGCGTATTGATGAGTTTTGCTGTTACCTATATGGCTGGTGGAAGATTCGACGCACCTTACTTCCCAACAAAAACAGAGCCATTCATACAAGGGCGAAGAGTTGGTATACATGATGAAATTCATTTAGATAAGTTTTCATTACCATTCGAAACAGAAATGATTGCTTTTTCTGTTGCTGCTTCACATTACAGTGATTCGGACTATTGGAATTTATTTATAAATGGTCAACAAGTATTTAAAGAGGTTTATGTAAAAGATGTGCCGGAGGGATTTAATTTCTCCATTGTAAAACCTATACCTGCTAATGCAGAGCTAAAGTTCGAATACCACAATGTATCCGCAGAGAAAAAGGCTATATGGCTTAATTACCAACTATTAAGAGATTAGGAGCGTGTAATAGATGGCATACGTTGAAAAAATGTATACAGAAGGCGAATTCCAAGACGAAATTGTTAAATTGGTAATCGCTAACGGATGGAAGAAAGTAAAATCATTTTTCAGAGCTGTTTATCCAGATATGGAACAGAAATCTGACGATGATACAAAATTTGAATTTGGCATGAGTAAACACATGTTAGTGAAGAACAATAGCGGTTCTATTTATGGGATTGCTCAAATTTCAAAATGGTCACTTAAAAAGTCAGAGATTAAATACAACTTCACAAATGAAGAAGGAAAGAAAGCTTTTGCTGAAGACGGTAAAAAACGTCTAGAAAGTGGCAGGGATCGTTCTTGTTTTTACGTTTATATGATTGAAAAAGAACCAAGCGTTGCTGATGAAGGTATACTTGTTCTTCCTTATGAATCTAATAAATTTGAAAAAATATTATTAGATGTGGAATTAACTAAGATAACAGTTACTACAAAAGCAAGTCCAGGTGGTGGCGGTAGTACTTACAAAATTTACTCTTACGATGAAGCGGAGACACAAGTCATGATGTCCCCTTGGGTAAAGGTAACATTACGAAATACGAATTTACAAGGTATCAACGCTCAAACAAATTGGTGGCCGGATTCATTGGTCCGGATTAATGGCCAAGTTGATGAAAGCCGTGTTGTTTTATTAATACAAGCTGATAATACACCAGCCTTTGAAAACAACGTAGTTCCAGTTACACCGCTTTATATGGGCCAATTAGAAAGTTACGCTAATGATGATACATTAGGTGATGCATTATGGGCAGGAACAGCTTTTGATACAGGTAATGAAGAAGCATCACATAAATTTGATTTTAACGATACGAAACCATATAGAAATGTAGAAAACTACATGCCTGTCATGAAGTCTTATCCACGTTCCCCTGGTAATGGTATTGATAACGTGATTATTAAACGTTCAAGATTAGGAGCAAGGTACCAGGCTCATTTTATTGCTTGGAATGTAGCACCTAATGCAATGCCACCAGATCGCGTTGGTAAAGATGGCGGTCAATATTCACTAGCATGGCAATCACAAGATAATGACGAATACAAATATCAATTTAACCCGTCTGTTTACAGTAATAAAGTACATACTTCACGCGCTTATATTGTTCATCCAGATGAAGGTGTACGTGGATATTTACCTTATATGATCCTATTGTCTCCACTAGGTCTATTAAATGGCGATAGATTAAAAGTTAGAAAGAATACTTGTCCGGATTCACACGACATTTACAAATTCTTTAATGTAGATGCTATTTCACCAATTACAAAAAGACCTGCTACGGCCTACCGTCCTGCTGGATTAGGTATTTTTGAGAAAACAGTATAAAGGAGTGTACATATATGTGGTTTGATAAAGTCGTATATTTACAAACATTACCGCAAGAATTAGAAAAACTATTTGCAGATAACGGTTGGAAACGAACGCTATTTTTCCAAATTAAGAGCGGCATTTCAAAATTTATTGATGTAAGGTTGTTTGAATCATTAGGAAGTGATGGAGAACGCAGAAGATTCGGCATAGCAAATGCGTATGATACTGCGGATTCTGATTTCACTGATAGCCGGTTTATTTCTGCAGATTCTCCACTAGGTAAATTAGGGATGGGGGATGGAGTTAAGAAAGACTTCTCTATCCCTGTTTCTCCTGTTCTTGGCCCTTCTGTCATTGTATATGTAAATGGGTTTGAGCAAGAAAAGAGTAAATATAAGGTGGATGCAACTACAGGAAAAGTAACATTTACTACCGCTATTGCAAAAGGCGATAAAGTAACATGCGAATATAGATTAGCTACCAACACATATGAACCGAATAATGACATGCTGCTATTTACTTTCAATCGATACTTTATTGAAAAAGAGATCCTTTCCGGTGATAAATTAGGTGAATTAGGAAAAGGAAATGGAACGAAAAAGAACTTCGCATTGCTATTCCCTAACTTTGACGAAAGTAGGACCGTAGTTTACAAGGATAATACTATTGTTGATCCTAGCGAGTATTCGTTCACTGAAACGGAAATTGTATTTAAAACCGCACCTGCAGCAGATACAACAATTAAGATTAGCGGTATTTATTTCTTATTACCAAAAGAAGACGGAACACTGGATACATTAACGGCAAAAACAAGTTTCGATGTACAAAAGATGGAAAGTATTATGGGCGAAGTATATTCTACGATTAATTTTGTGAACCCATCCCCTTATACATCAATTAGTTTTACACCGGAGCAGCGTTTCTGTAAAGAATTAAATCGCGACTCTGTTGTTTATCTGTATGGGAACGCAAACAAGGACCGCTTAATTATGTTTATGCGTGTAGATCCAACACCAAATCCAGTTCGTGCATTATTTGTTCCGTTGTATATCGGAAAATTATATACATTCGATGTTGCACCAAGAAAAAACATGATTATTTTAAGCGGCTGCAGACCAGGCGACCAATTTGTATATTCACCAAATAAGAAAATTGGTAATGCGCCACTTGATTACGGTTCTGATACATCAAACGGAAACGAAACGGTTCAATTATCACAATCAAGTACAGGAGCCATGTACCAGCATCATTATTTAGCTTTCATTACTCATGATATGTCAGTAGATAGTGGACAAGGACGCTTTAATCCATCGGTTTATAGTGGTAAATATCATTTATCTCAAATTTATATTGTGCATCCAAATGATGGCTATGTTGGAAAGCTGGATGATGTATATGCAGTACATCCGAAGAACATCCAACAAGCCGATGAGCTAGAAATTGAAAAAACAGTTGTAGATGAAGTGCTTGGACAAGGTGACGGACACCGTAAAGTATTTCATTTAGAACATAAGCCAAAGGGCGAAACGTTAAGATTATTCATTTCATGTAAAGAAGTAGAAAAAACAGATTATGTATACAATGCAGAAGATAAGACCGTTACATTTAACGAAGCACCGGTTATAGGTTCTGAAATCACAGGCGCTTATGAAATGGCTCAATTATATCGTTACACATTACCGACAACGCCCGTTTGTCCTATGACACAAGCGAAAGCAACACCATTTAATCCAATTGGTTTAGCAATCTACAAAGAAGATATTTAAGCATAAGGGGGTAGCAGAAGAATGAGTGAAAAAGTTTATTCTATTGCTTCCCCTTCTATATGTACCAAAGAAAAAAGTCATGTTGTTGTAGTTGATTCTGGACCTAATCAGAATGAAAAAGTTTATTCTTTCTCTATTACACCAGCGAATACAGAAAACAAAAATGATGTTGATTATCCAGTTTGCATTGCTCCTTATGCGAGATATAAGGCTGTTAAAGAAGATAACGCAGGAGTAACTGCCACTAAAGTAAGAGCAAAAGGGATTTTAACAGATGTTGTAGAGAATGCATTGCGACAAATAGAGGTAGAAGCCTACATTTCAAATACAACTGATATTGATTTAAATCGAAATATAAATGTGGCCAACATTGAAATGCAGCATTCGCAACGAATGGACAGTATTTCTGTTCAACTAATTTCTGCAGAAGCATCGCAACAACATAGACGAATTTTCGATATAAACCATATCGAAGGGGTAGAGAGCGAAAAACCAAACGAGATAGAGGCAATGGTACACGCTTCTGATGAAACAGATCTTATAACGAATAAATATGAAGCTGCACCGATCATACAGCAGGATTTACTACAAGGTAAGTTACGTGAATTCGCTGCAGGTGTAGAAGTATTACCGGAATGGGTAAATGTTGCACGTATTGTATATGGTGAAGGTTTCTATAATGATCTTATGGCTGATAGAGTTACAACGGATTATGAAGCTGTATCAATACATAATGAAACGAGCGAGATTGTTACCAGGGAGCTAAAAGCTACACATGCAGAGGTTACTTTATCTACTGCAGTGCCAAATATATTACCTGTATCCATTGCCGAAAATGAAACTGGTGATATACAGCAAAAAGAAATGCTTCTTCATGCTCCGGCACAATTCGAATTTGGTACAAAAGAGCGAGAAGTCAAAGGAATCATAGAAGAATTTGATTTGTTCAATGGTATGGGTATACCGGTTTATCTTCCGGATTATGATTTATTTGCTCGTATGCAAAGAGACATTGAAACGTCTATCGCTAAACAATATGAGTTGAATCGTGTAGAAGAAATTGAAAATGTGGACCTGCTTCCTTATGAAGATATTGAAAGCGCGTATTTAATTCGTGAAATAGATGTAGAGCAAATTAAACTGGATCAAACTATTCGAGCAAAGGAACTTGCTGCAGATGTTATTGCAAGTAATGAAGTAAGCAAGAAAATAAATGTATTTGATTCTGAAAGAAATGAATCTACATCATTTACAAGAACAAAAGAACAGTATGCGAATGTAGATACAACACACGAATTTGAACGTATCGCAGAAACACTTAATTCTGTTTATGCCGATCAACAAGAATTCGCAAATAAAGAAAATGTATTTACTGCAGATGTAGAGGTAGGACAAGAAGTTGAAAATACTTCACGGGTATTATCTGTTAAAGATGTTTCCGAAACTGACGATGCGAATAAATCGCAAAACATATTCGAGATACAGACAATTGTCGCAGAAGAAGCAGAGAGATTACATGAAATAAATGCCGGTATTACTACTGCAGATTATTCTCATCGTATCTTAAAAGAATTACAAAGCGTATCGCCAGACGTTACTTTTGCAGAAATGAAAAATGAGTTGCAAGCAACTGTAGTTGAACTGGATCAAGCAGATAAAGAAGATACTGCAGTACTTACACATGTAGATGCAACTTCTTCATTCGGATTAAAAGAACGCGTGCTTATTACCGATGTAAATACTGATGAAGTTGCCAATAAAACAGAAAAAGAATTTCAAGCTAACATAGAAGAGTTTGATTTATTTGAGGGCCTTGGTATTCCTGTATATCTTCCAGAATTCGATTTGTTCGGCCGTGTTCAAAAAGAACTAGAAACACGTATTACCTTATTTAATAATTCATCTAAATCATTAAATGTGATGCAGATGAAACTAGATCAAACAATTGAATCTGAAAAAGCAATAAAAGAACATACAACTGCAGTAATTGAAGAAGTGGCTTCTGACATCGTTCCAGTTATCTTAGATACTGAACATATATCATTAGATATTTCTTATAAACAGGATACACAACAAGCTCTTATTACAGAGCAAGAAGCCTTTACCGGTATACGTGAATTTGAAAGCGGAATTATCTCTGATATAACACCAGCCGATAAAGAAGTTATAACGAGAGATACAAATGTAATTGAAACTGTAGATGCAGCAAGGGAATCTGAACGATATGCAATCGTTAGTAAACAAGAATTATTAGAGCGACAGGCTATTGTAGACGCTGCGACTAATGAAGTAGATACACTTGATAGGAAACGTGAATTAGAAATCGTTACAGAGGAATATGAACGATTTGAACGTACACCAGAACGAGAATCAGTTCTAGAGGATAATGAACTATTCAAAATGGAGAGAGTACTAGATACAGAAAAACCAGATGAATTAATAGTTATTGAAAAAGAAAATGATGATCCTAAGTTATGGCTGCGACATAGCCGCCAATCTTGGTGGACAAATTCAAACTGGAAGAAAACAAGATAAAGAGAAGGTGATAAAATGGCAATCCAATTAGGAAAAAACTTATTGCAACCAGAACCAGGGTGGACTCGTGAACATTGCACTTTAGAGAATGCAAAACCAGGTAAGTTTTTTTCAAATGTAGACTTAACCGGCAATATTACAGGAGATAAATGGCGTGTAGTTGGGGATTCTAGCAGTTTAGAGCGGAATAGTTCCTGGTATGTCGGTGACTCTTTAGGTCGTTCATTTTATTTTAAATTTACAGGGACCGCATTGCGTATATTATTGAAAAATTTTACAACTCATGCATTTAACATTACTGTCACTATAGATAATATAAGATATGTTGGTTGGGTACCAGCTTATTCTGCTGAATACTCTCTTGTCGTATTTGAGCAACTTAATCTAATTAAGGGTGAACATAACGTTAAAGTAACTACAGAAGGAAGGGCTTCTGGTGCACCTGGATCTGCTTATACGTTTTTAACTGCTATTGATTACGCAGATTTAGGTGCTAAAGTTGGTGATGTATTAAAAGAACCGGAACCAGGTTGGAAACGGTTTGATGATACGGATAGCAATTTTCAATATTCTGGAGCATGGGACATATCTAAATCAATTGGACCCTATGGAGGTTCTTTACACTTTTGTCGAGAAAACAACAAAATAGTAACTGTACAATTCAATTTTTTCGGGACAGCTTTACGAATTATAGGCTTATTATTTTCTGCGTATGATGTAGGTCAAATTTCAATTGATAACATGCCACCCGAAAACATCTCTTATAAAAATGGTTCCACAAGGTATCAGGCACTAGTTTATGAGAAATTCGATTTAACTGAGGGTGTTCATACAGTGAGTTTATCCGGCCTTAATATAAATTTTGATGCAATCGATATTTTGGCCGGAGAGTTAATTCCCTTTAATTCTCGAAAAAAACAAGTATCGCTATACGAAAAAGAAAGTGGAAAAATATTTGTAGACGATTTTGATTACGTAAATCCCAAATGGCTTATGTCACTATCAAGTGCATTTAACAATGCTATCAAAAAAGGTTTCTTACGTATGAATCATTCTGCAGATAAAGACGTTATGCTGTTAATCGATAAACCGCAAGGTAACTTTGCAATCCAGGTTATTGCGGATTATGCTCCTACAAAAGAAGGAGATGAGGGTGGCTTACTGCTCTATCAAAACGAAAAGAATAAGGTTGAATTCCTTGAATCTTATGCTGCTAATGGTTCACAAATCAATAAAGAGTGGATGGCAATTTGTAAGGAAGATCAATGGGACTTTTACACAAAGACAGATACATTTTTTGATTATGCGGATAACGACTCATTAGCAGCAAAAAGAATTGGTGTTGTTTTAAAAAGAGGAACTGCAGAGGGATTTGTACCGCTAGACATCAATAAAATTATTATGACAACAAGCAACATGTTACGTCTGCGCCAACTATATGAAAATTATAAGGTTGTATTAAAAGATACTGCAGATAATATACTGTCTACTAACATTGTAGCTGCAGCTCATACAGGCATTGATATTCTACTTCCTTCTTTAGAGTTTGAAGGAATCATAGAAATATATGACGAGGAAAACGAACTAATAGCAAAGAAACAAGCTACCTTTTACGGTGGGGATATGTATTGCATGGGTTCATCCCTGCAAATCAAAATGAATAGCGAAGAATTAAATACAACGGATCCAACGAACTTAGGTTACATGGTGAATAATGAGCGTATTGTAAAAATGACAATCGTAAATGACAACATCGGTACTGCTACAAATATAAAACTATCCATTCAACAGTACATGGAGAAAGTTGGTTACACCTGGGCGCTTATTTCGTTAGATGGGACAAGCTATTTAAATGAAATACAGATTGATTCAGTAGCCGCACAAAGTACGCGTGATTTTTGGGTAAAGGTTGTGAAGGATACAAATTTCCTAGCATTCGAACCAATTTATTTTAATATTCATCTAAAACATAATTGAGGTGAATACAATATGGGAACTGTAATGAAATTATATAAATATACATCGGAAAGTGAGATTACACCATCAATCCTTATTGAGAGGAATATAAAAATTACAATTGAACCAGGAAAAACTCTATATGCTCCACTAGATGTAGGTTGTAACAAATACGATATTCGCACGATTCAAGTTACAAATGATTCAAATGTTGAAGCAATGTTATTTATGTACGATCAAAAAGAGAATGGGAATCAAATTTATAAAAGTTTATCAGAAAAAAGAACATATGATATTTTAGCCATTCCTTGCGAGGATAAAGATCATACAAACAAGGTCCATCTTTATATAGAAAATAGGGGCGTAGCAAACTCTACTTTTAATGTTTCTATGAAAGCCATACGTTTAAGTTAAGGAGGAACATATAAAATGACAAATAAAATTTGTAAGTTACACAGACTAGAGCGAAGAGAAGTCTTTATGAAGATTATCGATGAAATGAAAAAGGCTGGATGGCAGCAATTAAATGCTGATGCGCCATCAAAAGATAAAATTTACGTCATGTACTCAAGCGGTAACGACGGTATGAAGAACCATTCTTTAGAATTGCGCCCATTCGATTACGTCACTGCAACTAGCAAAGATATTATAGCAGGGATATATAGAGACTATGATATAAGAGACCCTGATAAGTATGCTACTGATGCAACCTTTAGATTAATTGAACGATATGATAAAGAGCAGGATGTTACTTTCGGAGGACCTGGTCCTTTCTACCCTTTGTGTTTTCATCAAGGGAAAGTAACTAACAGCACTAGTGTTACTACTATTAGTAAACCAATTGCTATGGTGGACCTATATTTATACGTTGATAAAGACATTGTTATCTATTGTGTTTATGAAAACGATGATAATCTTCCAGAACGAAAAGGGAAGACTGTAATGGGATTATTCGGAATTCCAGATGAACTATATCAACAAGAACAATTCAAGCCTATATCTTCTCCTTTTAGTGTCTTGGTGAGTGTTTGTCCAAAGTCCCCTGGTGCAGCAATGGTAGCTGCTAGAAGTAAGCTTATATATGATGGATTAAATAGTATTCCTGTTAATACTTTCATTTGGGATAAGGTATTTTTAAAGGCACCTTCTTTAGAAGGAAATATAATATTCACATCATTTTTTATGGGAGATAACGTAGATGGATTAAGGGCAAAATTTGATGGCCTTTACACATATAGAGGTTCAAATTTTGTAACTGGTGATATCGTTGAAATTTCTCAAGATGAAGAAGTGCAGAAATATAAATTATTTAACACCTACTACTCAAGTGTATGGAGTTCATTTCCGGAGTTCAACATTGCATTAAGGGTAGAATAAGGCTGGTGATTTTATGACAATAAAAGGCATAATAATTCAACCAAAAACAATGTATCAAACCGTACAACGTAAACCACAAATACGCAAAGGCTCAAAATTAGAAATCAGTGACATGTATATTACAGGGGTGAGACAAACCGCCACACGAAAAGGGGTTATGTTTAATTTCTCCCGAAACGAAAGCAAAACTACTGAAAAAGCAGTAATGAAACCACCACGTACTGAACCACTAGAATACGCGTGGAAGAAAATGAACATATAACTGGATCAAAACTCAAGCGTGCAGCAGCAGGCTTTTTTATTTTGGTCAAAATTTGAAAGGAGGTGAGAACTTGGAAAGAATTCACGAACTCATCAAGGCATTGAATATAAGCGATGTTATTACAAGTACTCAATTTAAAGTAGGTGGTGCTATCGGTGGTGGATTAGGAACAATAATTAATTTACTCTACGGCAAAGCTAATTTAATTTGGATATCAATTTATTGCTGGATTATCATGCTCGACTGGATTACGGGTAGTAAAGCTTCAAAGGTAGACGGAACATACTCATCACAATATGGAATTGAGGGCATCACGAGAACCGTGGTGCTTTTATCATTACCAGCTCTTGCACATTTATTTGATATTGCTCTTAAACTACCTGATTTCTTTTTCTTCATGGTAGTCGGTGGATTGAGTTATCACATTTTTAATAGTTTTGCAGCAAACTGTGCACGAATTGGCTGGGAAAAATGGATTCCTGCATGGTTATTAGAAAGTGTAGCATCCGAAATTCAAGCAAAAATCCAAAGAAGTGATGCACGAAAAGAAAAACATAACACCAAATAA